GCTTCTATTTTATCAGAAGGAATATTGGTAATAATATTGTTCTCATATTTATATAATGTTTGTTTGGATACATTAATTTTATCAGCAAAATCAACTTGGCTCATTCCGAGTTTGTTCCGAACCTTTTTTATACGTTCACCAACAGTCATACTTTATATCCTCCTTTATGAAGTAACTTTATAATAGCACAAAAATGTTATAAATGCAATAAAAAATATCTTGACAAGTTACGAAAAGGTGATATACTAAAGGTAACTTAAAAAGTTACGGAGGTGAAAATGTGATAAAAACAGATGAACTGCGTGGGATAATTGCTAAAAATGGATTATCTCAAACAGATGTTGCTAAAATGATAGGAGTTACGCCGAAAACATTTTATGAAAAAATGAAAAACGGTGTATTTGGAAGTGATGAAATTCAAATTATGATTGATGAGTTACATATAGATAATCCAATGCCTATTTTTTTGCACATAAGTAACTTAAAAAGATACCATAAGGAGGATGCATGAACGAACTTGTATATCTGAAAAATGATGAAGCTGTATGTAGCAGTTTGCTGGTGGCTGAGAAGTTTGAGAAGAGACATGCAGATGTTATGCGAGCTATTGATAACCTTGTTGAAAATGACTCAACGCAAAATTGCGTTCAGTGCTTTAAGAGAGGAACGTACAAAGACAGTACTGGCAAATCAAACAAAATGTATGTAATGAACAGAGATGGATTTACGTTCCTTGTTATGGGATTCACTGGAAAGAAAGCTAACGAATGGAAGTGGCAGTACATAAAAGCATTTAACCAGATGGAGAAATTCATCAGAGAGAAACAGACTAAGATTTGGATTGAAACCAGAAAAGCTGGCAAGCTGACCCGTAAGGCGGAGACAGACACTATCAAGAATCTTGTTGAGTACGCGAAAGCGCAAGGTAGCCAACATGCGGATAAGTTGTATATGACCTATTCAAAACTCGCGAACAAAATGGCTGGAGTCTCAAAGAGAGATGAAGCTACAGTAATGCAACTTAATAACCTGTCTCTTATGGAGCATATCATTTTATGTGTGATTGATTCTGGGATTGTTGCCGGAAAGCATTACAAAGAAATCTACCAGGATTGCAAGAAGAGGCTGGAGACAGTAAAGGATTTAGCATACTTAGAACAGAGTGCATAGGAGGACAAGAAATGCAACAAACAAAACCAGTGAGCAAGCAAAATGAGTAGGAGGTGAGGAAGATGAATGAAGTTGGAAGAACAGTGTATACCATTAGCGGGACGACACTTGAAAACGATAAAAGAAAAACGGCCGCAAAAGAGGCATTAGCGGCCATAAAAAATGAGTTACCAGAAAACTGTTTTACTTGCGAAATCATAAAAGATATTTTGGAGCTTGCGAAGGATATCGCATACACAACTACATTACATTAAAATGTCAGAGATATCCTGCAAAGTTTTTGCTATTACTT